CCATCACATGGAGAACATCATGCAACACGACGTTACCGCAGAAAATTACGACAGGATCAGCCTTAGCGAGCACGATGGCGGTTTGTGGATGTCTATCTGGAAGGTAGGCGCACACTGCAGCGTTCACTTGAATCAAGAGCAGATCAAGGAGTTTCACAAGGCAATCGGCGAATACATCAAGGAGACGGCAGATGAACTATGACTGGTGGCTTGATCGGCAGCTTTGGGAATATGACCAAGAACGGCTTGACTCAGAGGAGCAGGAGGACTTAGACTCAGACGAGTTTCCATGTGATGTCTCCTGTTGACTTACCTCAAGTCTTTTCCCCGGCGCAATGCCGGGGTTTCTTTTTGTAGCAAAGCGTAGTAAAATCAAGCAGTTACGACAATGCAAACATTGAGCATAACGCCAATTGACTTTGCTGAGGCCAATGCGTTTGTTGAAAAATTTCATCGCCATCACAAACCAATACAAGGTTGCAAGTTTTGCGTGGCAGTGAGTGATGGTGACAAGGTTGTTGGAGTAGCAATAGTTGGCAGGCCAGTTGCACGATTACTTGATAATGGTTGGACACTAGAGGTCAATCGTTGCTGTACAGATGGAACAAAGAATGCGTGCTCAATGCTTTACTCAGCCGCATGGCGGGCCGCAAAAGCACTAGGTTACATGAGGCTTATAACTTACACCTTGCCTGAAGAAGGCGGCTCATCATTGAGAGCCTCAAACTGGCGCTGTTTAGGTCTGAGAGGAGGCGGTAACTGGAATGTTAAATCAAGGCCAAGGATTGATACTGATGAATTGTTGCGAGGCCAAAAGCTTCTTTGGGAAGCATAGCAGTTCTGTAAGAAACTGAGTATTATCAATGGATCTTATGTCACTGGAACAATGTGATGAGCAAATCCGCAAAACCCAAAGATGATGCTGCGCCGCGCAAAACTGGCCGGCCAAGTAAGTACACCGAAGAGCTAGCCAACGAGATCCTTACAAGAATCGCTAATGGCGAATCAATGGTGAAGATACTGAAGGGTCCGGGGATGCCAACGCAGACGTGTGTTTATGAGTGGTTGCAGAAGATGCCGGCTTTTGCTGAGAAATACGCTCGCGCCCGCGAAGATCAGGCGGATACGCTAGCAGATGAGATTCAAGCAATTGCTGACGAGACGCCCGAGTTAAATCCGGTGTATGACAAGAACGGCGAGCTAATCAAGATCGAGATGCACAATGCTTACATTCAGTGGCAGCGCAACCGGATTGATGCCCGCAAGTGGATTGCTAGCAAGTTGAAGCCAAAGAAATACAGTGACCGCCTTACTCATGCTGGTGACGCTGACAGCCCTGTACAGGTGCAGGCCGACGTTAGTATCTTCGACGCCATGCTGAAGAACTTAGAAGCGAAACGCCAACTTGGGGACAAGTGATCTTGAGTCCTTACTGCGCGATCCGCAGGTAAGGGCTGAGTACACCAAGCTACCTGCTGACCAGGCTGCAGCTTGGGCCTGGCGCATGATGTGGCTCACGCGAGCGCTCAAGCACCAGATCCTGCCGACAGGTGATTGGTGGTCAATCTGGCTCATGCTTGCAGGCCGCGGTGCCGGCAAGACAAGAACGGCAGCAGAGCAGGTTGCATGGTGGGCATGGTCTTACAAAGCCACCAGATGGCTCGTAGCGGCTCCAACGAGCAGTGACGTGAGGTCTACATGCTTCGAGGGTGACTCGGGCCTCCTGCAGGTCATTCCTTCGGTCCTGATAGCCGACTACAACAAGGCGCTGCATGAGCTACGCCTAACCAACGGCAGCTTGATCAAAGGCATACCCGCCTCGGAGCCAGAGCGCTTCCGTGGCCCGCAGTTCCATGGCGGCTGGCTCGACGAGTTGGCAGCTTGGGAGTACATCCAAGAAGCCTGGGACCAGATCCAGTTTGGCATGCGCCTGAAGCTTCCCGACATGAAGACGCGGCTGATCTGCACGACGACGCCAAAGCCTCGTGACTTGATCCTGGATCTGATTGGCCGCGAGGGTGACGACGTAACGCTGACCACGGCAAGCACCTACGCGAACCTTGAGAACCTGAGCGACAACTTCAAGCGGCAGATCCTGCAGTACGAGGGCACGAACCTTGGCAGGCAGGAGATCTACGCCGAAATCATCGACCCTGAAGAGGGCGGCATTGTCCGCAGGGATTGGTTCAAGCTCTGGCCTGCAGACAAGCCACTGCCTAAGCTTGAGTACATCATCCAATCCTACGACTGTGCCTTCACGGAGAAGACGGTCAACGACCCGACGGCCTGTATCACCTTCGGTGTCTACAAGCCAGAGGACGGCGGCATGCGCGTGCTGATCATCGACGCCTGGCAAGATCGGCTGCAGTACCCTGACCTTAAGCCCAAGGTGCTCGATGAGTACGAGATCGTGTTCGGTGAAGGCAAGGACGCCAAGCGTGTTGACCTAGTGCTCGTGGAGGACAAGGCCGCGGGTATCGTGCTCATCCAAGACCTGCAGCGTGCCCATATCCCGGTGCGCAAGTACAACCCCGGTAACGCCGATAAGATCCAGCGCCTGAGCATTGTGGCCAACGTCGTGAAGGCTGGCCGGGTGTATGTGCCCGAGTCAAGCGTTAATGCTGGCTTTGTCCGCGACTGGGCTGAGGCCATGATCACGCAGATCTGCTCGTTCCCGCAGACCACGCACGACGATTTCGTTGACGCCTTCAGCCAGGCTTTGAGATACCTGCGTGATGCTGGCTGGCTCAGTATCGACCCGCCACCGCCCGACGATTATGACGAGGAAGACCTGATCGACGCTGGCATCACGAAGACCAATCCCTATGCGGCTTAACCTGAAAGCAGTATCATCCGCACAACATGAGGGGCTAGCATGAGCAACTTACGGGCAAGGCTTGGGTTAAAGGACGGCGGGACGGTTAGCCTGCGTGAGCGATTGGGCTTGAAGGACGGCGGTTCTGTCCACATGGATAAGGGCGGCAAGGTTCCTTTGGGTGGGATTGCTAAAGGCTTGAGGGCCGCTGCTGAAGCCGCCAAGACTGCAAAACAAACGCTAACGGCAGCAGAGCGCGAAGCCAACAAGCAGAGGTTCCTTGAGCCTAGTGCCGTTAAGGAGCGTATGTATCACGGGACATCGCGCCCAGATTTGACTGAGTTTCAAACAGGCAAAGCGCAGAAAGAAAAGCAATATCCAGGAAACACGATTGAGTCGTGGGCTAGCGACAATCGTGATGCCGTGTTCCTAACGCCAGATCCCGCATTTGCAAATAAATTTTCGGGTGGCGAATATGAAATGAGCTATGGACACACGCCGAGCACTTATCCAGTGCGGGTGCAAGTAACCAACCCTTGGGACTACGATAATCCTGAGCACATTGAAAACGTCATTAAGGCATACAAGGAAAAGTACCCGCCTCAAAAAACAAAGGACGGCGTGCCGTCAGATGAATCAATGAGGATTCACCGCTTTGAAACGTCGTTGCGCGAATTGCCTTTGCGCGAGAACGCTAACTGGAGCGGTATCGAGCGAGCAGACGTACAAGAGATTATTAAAGGTCTTGGATACGATGGGTTCTACGTCAAAGAGGGCGGCGTCAAGAATCTTGGCGTATATGACCCTCGGCGGATCAAGTCGGACCTTGGAAACCAAGGCACCTATGACATCACCAATCCTGACATAACTAAAGCCAAAGGCGGTTTCGTTCACCTACAAGAAGGTGGCGACCCTATGGCTAAATTTAGAGGGAAGCTTCCGCCGGGCGTTAAGCGTGCCGTTGAACAAGTTGATGACTCTGAAGTGTTGCCAGTCAACGTAGTCAAGGCGATTGAGAGGGTGTCACCTACCGCTGCTGGCGTTGTTGATGCTAGCCTGACTGGCATACCTCTTGTTGGCCGGGCGCTGGCTTCGCCCTTGGTAGGCTTGGGCACCTTTGCGACAGAAGCGATCAAGAGCGGCGACCCAAGAGACCCGACACCACGTCAGCGTGCTGGCGAGGCAGCGCAAAGCTTCATCACTGAGAACGTGCGCCTGCCACAGACAGAGAAGGGCACTGATTACCTTGTAAGAGCCGCAGATGTGCTTGAGCAGGGCGCGGAGTTGCTTGAGAGTGCCAAGATACCGCCAGTCATTCCGCAAATTGCCATGCTTCCATCAATGCCAGGCCTCGGCAGCGCTTTCAGGCAAGCGGCAAAAACTGCCGGTAAGGAAATGTTAAGACCCGTTGATCAGGCGATGCGCGGCGAGGGAATGTTGGCAAAACCGCTACAAGGGGTAGCGCCAAGACAAGTTATGCCTGGCACAATGGCAGACCAAGGAGTCACCTATGAAACAACCACAGAAGGACCGTTCTACCGAGTCCGCCCTAGCCGTTCTCAAGCGGCTGCAGGGGAGGGTCGAGGCATTGTCGAAAGAGTACGGGACGAAGCAGTTGCCCCAGGACGAACTGGAAGCGATGTTTCGCAACCAACTACGGATGAGGCAGTCAAGCAAGCGATGAGCGACCCGGCGAACTTTGTTCGTCAGGCCGCAAGCACTTACACGCAGGAGACCACTGGCAAGCCTTATGCGTTGCCAGACATGCCTGAAAGCTCCATCCTCAAGCAGGCACCGATTGGCCGCACTTTCATGCTGGCCACCACAGACGATCCAGGCTACAAGCAGGAGATCTTCCGCCAGTACGCCACGCAAATGCCCGAGGTCATCGAGCAGTCTGGCGCAACCAACTACGACGAGTTACTGGTAGCCGCATACCGCCAAATGGCTAAAGAGACTGACGAGCAATTCAAGCGCTTGCCAGTCAGCCTGTCTTATCACCGAGCAGGCGAAGGCAACTATCGCAACAGCAAGCAAATGCTGCAGGACGTATACGGCAACAAGCACCTTTACGTCTTCCAGGGTGGCGATGAGCACCCGTTCCTGAAGGACGTTGATCCCAAGACGGGATTAAACGAGAACGAGAAGTTTCGCGCTGTGCATGACTTCTTCGGCCATGCTATCCACGGCAACGAGTTTGGCCCCAAGGGTGAGGAGATTGCTTGGGCTGCGCACAGTCAGATGTACTCGCCGCTGGCACGCCTGGCCATGAGCACTGAGACGCGAGGCCAGAACAGCACAGTCAACTACACGCCGCTTAACGCCGCATTAAAGCGCACCATCAACGAGTTGCAGTCGCTGCGCTACGAGGCCAACCGCCGCGGCCAAACAGAGCAGGTCAAGCAGATTGACAAGGATATTGCCAAGGCTTACGAGACGTTCCAGTTTGCGCCGCAAAAGCCTTTGCTCCTGCCGCCAGAGTTCTTAAGCACATCCTACGCTGGCGAGATGCCAGACTATCTGCGCCCACTGATTAAGCCCATGGAAGGCACGACAGTCTCCACGCCGATGCTGCACTACAGCAAGCAGGCAGGATTAACCGAGACTGACCCGTCGTTCTACGGCACGGGCATCAAGGGCGAAGAGACAGCAAGACTCGGATTGCCTGGGGCTATATCGCCGCGCACCTACTTCTATGCCGGCCAGAACATGGAGCCAGAGGCTGGCCTTGGTCCGCACAAGTACCGGGCGATGGGTGAGAACCTGTATGACCTGGCAGCAGATCCATTGCAACTGCAAATGCTTGCACGCGAAACCACGCGCATACCGATGACATCCACGTCAAACAAGGGATTGGCACAGCCTGCTGAGGCTACTAACGCACTAGAGCGCCTTATTCGTGACTATGGCTATGCCGGGTACCTAAGTCCAAGATTGGCCAAACCTAGCGTGGTCATGTTTGGCAAGACGCCAGTGCAACCTTACGCCAAGGGAGGCAAGGTGAGATTTACTGACAACCCCGACGTGCAAGCCATGGTCGTTCACATGAGCAAGGGCGGTAGGCTTAACAAGGCTGAGATCATTGCGCAGGCCATGAAAGATGCGGCAAAAGCATCCAGGCAGGCTCAGAAAGAGGGTCCGCCAAGGCAATCTGCAATAGACCGTGCAGAAGCGGCGGAGCGTGCGGTTCGCAAGCAAAAGGGCTTTGACAAAATGCGCCCTAGTGATCAAGAGATGACCATTCAGGCTGCTCGCGCCAAGGCTTTAGGCGTTGGCATTGAAAGGTCCACGGTTAATCTGCAGGCGGCGCTGCCTGACGAGAAAGACGTTGCCAAGTCGTTAATGAATGTGCCAGCGTATAAGAGGGCTAACGCGGTGCCGATTAGCGCAATTGAAGATGCCAAAAGACGACGCGCTGCATATCGTGAGGAGCCGGCAGTAACGCCAGGCCCAAAGGCTAGCGAAAAAGAATGGGAGAAGTGGGGACAGTCTTTCGGCGTGAACATGACGCTGAGTAAGCCAGTATCACTTGGCGTATCAGATCCGCAAAGTAAGCGCGAGATTAAGATTCCTGGCGGGCTTGAGGGCACATTCACCATTCCAGACATGTTCTGGATGAAAGCTAATAATGTCAATCCTGCCGCGCTGCCCAAGGATGTTCACGATCAATTGATGCTTAAGTTTATTCGCACGCATAACGTAAGCGATCCTGATCAAGTTGATATTTTCAATCGTTTGAACTTCGCGCTGCTGTCGCCCAACGCGCCGCTTACGCAGAATGAGTTTTTGGCCATGCGTGCTCGTATTCGTGACATGGACGAGTTGCGTGCCTTAGCAGCAAGAAAGGGCGAGCCTGGCCTGGCACAAAATCTGGCAGAGGAGATGGGCGTTTCTTCTGCTGGCAAGGGCGGTCTTGGAGTGTTAGGCACAGCAAACCTTGGCAATCAAGCAGAGCTTGCAAGGCTAATACTTGAAAAGCCTGAGATGTTCCAGATCCAGCCCGGCGAAACAATGCGTGATGTGACGATGCGCGTTATGAACCAGGTGCCAGGATTGGGTCCCAAAACAGCTTCGCTCGGTACGCCATGGCTTGATTTAGAGAAAGCTAATACGTCAGCAGTAGACTTGCATATGATCCGTGATGCAACGCCTCGATTGCTGAACGATCCTGATGTTGGAGATGCATTCAGAGAGCGTATGGGTAAGTTGCTCGGAGTGGAGCCGACGTTGGAGGCAATACTTGCGCAGCCGGCAAATAAAATTCAAGACAAAGCCGTTCAAATTGTTGGCGGTACTGATGTGTCAAGAATGTATCGCACTAGACAAGGTGGCCTAAGCAACATCCCCGAGTCTGCTACGCCTGACAAGTTGGTTTATGAACCTAAGAAATTTAGAGAGTTCAATCCGTTTTACAACAAAGTGGTTGAGTATGTTGATGAAAGCCGCGGCACCAACCCAATTATTGAACTATTCCCTGAGCAGTGGAGAAAGTGGGACATCATTCGGGAGCGCATAGAGCCGCATGAGTTTGCTCACCCTGATTACAGAAACCTACCTAAGTCATCATTTAGCGAAATGTTAGATGCGCTAGAGGCGCACAAGAAGGCAGGATATACAGGAACCAAGCCTGTTATGGGCCAATCTGATTGGCGCAAGCTTTACTACGGAGCACTGGCCCCGATTGGTGTTGGCTTAGGAGCTACGGCGCTGTCCGAAATGGATACTGGCACGGATTATTGAATGCGTGATAACCGATCAACAAGCGTGTTAATAGTGCTTTTAGGCGTTTTACGCCCTGCATCAAGGCCGGGCGACTCATGCAGATCTGCAACAGCTTTGGCCTCTTGGATAATGTGGTCCCTTAATTTCTGTGCAAACCATCTTAAAGCGCCAGTATCTTCAAGGTGGCATGAGGTTGCAAGCTCATGAATGATGTCAGTTTTCATAGGAATTGCCTTTGTGATTTATACATTTTAATACTCTGGCAAACGAGCGCGAAGGATTTTAACTATGGCTACTGAAATGCCAATCGAACAAGGCTATGGCCGCTACATTGATCCCATGCAGGATGAAGAGGATCAAGAAGAGGGTCTTGAGGTCGAGTTGCCCGAAGAATCGGCAGAGCTTGAAGAGCTTCCTGATGGTTCCGTGCGGGTTCACTTCGACGATCTAAAGGGTCCAGACGAGTCGCCAGACTTTTACGAAAACCTGGCCGAGAAAATAGATAGCATCAAGCTATCAGCGCTGGCTATGCGCTATGTCAACCTGATCGACAAGGACAAGCAAACCCGCGAAGACCGCGATAAGCAGTATGAAGAGGGCCTCAAGCGTACCGGCATGGGTAAAGATGCCCCAGGCGGTGCGACATTCATGGGTGCCAGCA